ATTAGTCTTCTTGTCTTCATCACATGTGTCACCCCAATCACCCTGTGTGTATCTGGCTAAAGATTCCTCGACAAAAGCGTAAAATTCATCATCATTCTCTAATCTCTCAGCAGCACTCTTAGTTATAACCACTCTTCCTAATTCAAATTTTGCGTCCATAATGTAAATCCTCCTTAAAATGTGTAAAAAAAGAAAGAGCCCTTGTTAGGACTCTGTCTCGTCAGTGTTATTATTTAATTAGCCGTCAATATATTTGTTTTTTTATACCAAGCATAAGCCCTATGAAATACCCAGCAACACCAACAATCGCTAATTTGACGCCCTGTTTCATAAATATCACACTCCTTTCATAATAGTACTTGTAAATTACACGACCATTATTCTTTCTCTTCAAAACATATTGGTTTGTGTGAGTACTCGTTAAATGGTGCATCTAAGCAGGCATTACAAGGGTCTTTAATATCATCTAACTCCTTGTACTTACACAGCTCGCAATATTTATCAAAACGAACTTCTCTATCTTGTTTACTTATCATTCCTGTCTCCTTCTAGCATCAATCATTATTCGGTCAATCTCATCATTACTCTTAGCTTGTTTAATGGCATCCACAACGTCATAACCGTATCCCAAATCTTTAGCTACGGCTTTACATCGTTTTTTACATTGTGACAGTGATTCTGCTTTAGGTATTGGATTGTCAGCCCCACATGAACCCATATTTTTTCACCTCCAAAAAAATATAAGAGGCTCAGTCTATATGACCAAACCTCTTAAATATGTTACTTAAAACAACGGCTTAATATTATCCGTCTGTACTGTTTTATAACCTCCTCACATGCCTCATCAACAGAAAAGCCTTTAACGATTAATTCTGAAAAAGGATTGCCAATTTGTATATGTGTTATTGTATTAAGTTCTCGCTGAACAATATCAATCCATAAACAATCGTCATTTTTAACCCTTACCCAGAGTCCGCCTTTTACTTTTTCTTTTAATTTCTCATGTAACGCCTTACAAAATATAATTTCATACTCGCACATATAAATCACTCCTTTGTTTTATTCTCATTAAAGGAGTCGTTCTCATCGCGAATATCATCGTCTGGTTCGTTAACTGCAAATATAATATTGAGTACCGTTCCAATCGCCAAGACCACAATTATTCCAAATAGTATCAATATCATCTCACCTACCTATCCCATTTAGTAAACTTCCGTTCATTAAATTTTTTCTTTTCATTAAGTGCTTTAGTTATGGCTAAATCAATACCAGCTCGGCTTTTCAAATGATAATAATATAGATTAATAAATGGTGTATTCATTCGGTCTATTCGACCGCACGCCTGCTCCATAACCTTATAGCTGTAATTTTGCGAGTAAAATATAATTGTGTCAGTAGTAATGCAATTCCAGCCTTCGCAACCAGCCGTATACTGTACCAAATATATCCATCTCTTTGAAGTTGGAACTGGCTGATGAGCATGTCCGCTCCATTCAGTAACCTCATAAATGTCGTCATAATTATCAAATGTTTCATTCAAATCAGCCATAGTATGAAGTAATATATCCCGTTCGTAATCAAAATTGTAGAATATAATTGCCTTATCAGTTTTATCCAGTAATTCAAGTAGAGCTACAACTCTTGATTCGTCTTCGTTAACCAGCCGCCTCAGAACATAGCAAAGCCCCGCCGCTTGCTCAATGGGTTCTTTTTTATATGGGTCCCATCTTGTTTTCAGTATCTCTTTATACTTAGATATATCATACGAGACATGAATGTCTTGATGGTGCGGTACGGTACTTCTCTCGAAATCCATATCTATAAGAATTCTGTCTCTTAGCCTAATCAATCTATTTGTATCGATGTATCTGTCAACTTGAGGCCATTTGGTATATCTTGAATATATGATGTGCCGCTCTCTAAACTCCGTTACATTCTTGTAGAACCTATTGGCTATAAATACTGGAATATAATCACTCCATGTATCTCCTGGAGTTGCCGACAATATAATCCAATCGTTATGTTTAGATATCTTTAAGAATGCCTTAACCCATACTCCGGAACCAGTAACCTTGTCCTCGTCAAATATAAAGAAAGCATCTGTTGTATCAGCATACTTCTTTATATTATTCCACGAGTCAACTACAATTTTATTAGAATATAATTTATTATTCTTTGGATTACTGGACATACAGAAGTTGGCAAGTTCGCCTTCCCACTCCAATGAATCTCTCTTCTTAGCCGTGGTTATGATATATAAGTCTTTTGGATTTTTCATATAAATCGTTTCCTGATTTTCAAGACAACCGCCCTGCTCTTTGAAGTAGTAATATAATCCAGTCCGTGATTTTCCAGAGCCAGTACCGCCATTTAAGATGCATCCATTACTCATTTTTTTTACAGCGTCCATCTGGTAATCTCTCAAAAATGAATTAGCCATTAGCATCATCCTTTTTTACAACGGTAGTCAGCTTCTTATATAACTCTTCAGCTTCCTTACCTTCGAAAGCGTTTATTATAACTGGCGTATCGTTCATCCTTTTTCTTCCAACAACCATCACAGGAGGTGAAAAAGGGTCTTTGCGACTATAACCAATAATCAGTCCATCATCTAATCTCTGAACCTTTAACTTATTACTCATCTGCTTCCTCCAATCCATATATTGTATGTGCTGTTTTTATAACATTCACATATAATATTTTCACGTTTTCAAAGTTATTCTCAGCAACGAAGTTGTTAAACAGTGTATTTAACTCGCCGATATTCGGATAAGAAATATCAAACTGTGTCTCGTCTTCATCATCATTATGAGAAAATCCAACATTTACAGTCGCGTAAGAATCAACCTTATCTACATATAAACTCCATGTTCCACCATTTAAAAAATAATTTGTAATCATACTCAAAATCTCCTTTAAAAAAAGAGCCTCAGCATAAACTAAGGCTCTGTAAAATATTATTCATCCTCTTCAGCTTCGTCTTCTCTTTCATACTCAGCAGCGAATCTATCTAAATCCTGAGTTACTTCCATGGATGCAAGATATGCGGCTCTGAACGGCTTACCATTAACTACATCATCATATGGTCTTATGTCCATTCTCACAGAAGCTATATTTATATCATCAAGATATCCGACATTATCTTCTGTAAGAAGCTTACGGTGTCCACCGGTAACCAAATAAATATTAGGTCCTTTACGTGAGAACTTGACCTTAACTTTCATATGCATACGAGGTGCATCATCCGGATCAAGTGAATCTTTGACCTTAATATTCCAACCTACTCCGTATGAATTCGTATCGTTGGTCAGCATATCTGCAAGTTCCTGATCAGGTATAACTAAACTAAAGTTTCTGTCTCCAGCATTATTGTACTTAGATGCCTCGCCTCTAAAGTTTCTAAATATGATTCTTGCGTCGTCAATCTGTAAGTTTCCGTTTTTTAAAATCTTTAATTCCATAATCTAAATCTCCTTAAAATATAATTAATAAAAAATAAAAGACCCAATGCATTTTGCACTGAGCCTTTTTAAATTACATATGAAATCCTATTTTAATATCATTAGGATTTTCTGAGCTGTTTTATTACCGTTATTAGCCAACGTAGTAAAACTTGGTTTTATTACTAACTTATTGATTATACTGTTAGCAGATAACGCAATGTTTTTACCTATGTAGTAGCTAATAGTTGCTTTAAATACAACTTTTCCAATCTGTTTACTATCCAATGTTAACGTATTCATAATATAAATCCTCCTTAGATTTGATATGTTTATCCATAACATGCCGTGTTTTTCAAGCGAACATCAATCAAATGGCATCCCTTCGTCTTCGTCAGCATCTTCCGGTATATTCATAAACCCTGGAGTCACTTTACAAATATAAGGGTCGTCCGAAACGAACCATTCAAAATCTCCATACTTTGATATTGTATCGACCGCATCATCTATTAATCGCTGATAGAATGAACGGTCAATATCATCATACATGTTAGCCGCTTTCACCGATTCTGATTCAAGCCATCTAAAACCTGTCGAGCCAGATGCTGCATAATTCTTACCATCGTTAACACGATATAATACTCCGCCACCGCACCCCCTTTTTATAGGAGTAAACTGTCCAACTCGTCCAACAAAATGCAAGTCATGACCAGCTTTTATTTTCTCTACAAGTTCTGCGGCCTGTGGCTCAAAAGTTGTATCTGATATCTTTCCCTTCTTATATAAAGATTCAAGCTTGTCCAATTCTTTTTCTAAGCCACTTACATCTGTCAATCCTTCATTCATATCCAAATATAAGTCACCCTTAGATACCGAGAATGTCTCACACATATCCACAAATTCAATTTTCTCATGTGAAAATAGTGTCTTGAACAAATATGGAACCGCAAACTGTGTTCCAGTAGCAGTCCACTGATTACTGTGTTCTTCGTTATCACCCGGGATATAACCATACATCTTTTTACAGTCGTCTGCGTCCTTATATTTAGCAATATAAACTGCATCGTTAACAAGAGTCATTCTGTCATATGTAGCCTCATGCTCGAATGTATATCCATATCGTTCACCAAAGTCCATAACAAACTTAATAATCTCTGGCGTAGCATCTGGAATCTTAATTGAATCCGTCTTAATATGCGCAACTTGGAATCCTCGTTTCAGAACCTCATTCTTAAGGTCTATCATGAACAGAGCTCCTCGCTTGGCAACAATATTATCCTTATTACGGATATCTCTAAATGGATTATCAAAGTTTGCCGATGTCAGACCATAAACTGAATTAATGGCGGTCTTCAATGCATTTGCTAACTGCTTAGCAGACATCTCACCATCAATAACCTTCTGAATATAAGGTGTAAGCTTTCCATCTAGCATGTGGTTTACTTCATCCCATGCCTTATGCTTGATGGATACTCGACCCTCAACAATATCCTGAAATGCCTTTGTATATCTAACACCAAACAAGCATTCAGCAATAACACTATGTGGGTGCATAGAGGCAATATCTAACAATGCGACATTACCATACATACCAGGAACACCCTGAGCGAATCCACCTTCACCAACATCTTCTCCACGGTAAGTAGACTTACCATTTTCAAACTTATAACCTGGGAAATATGGTAATAAACTTCCAGCATCGCCATGAGTTTTTTCCATCATCTTAGGACAAGACCTAGCTAAGAATTGATATGTCTCCTCATCAATATCTTCTGGTGGAACTGGCTTTGATAAATCTCGATAATGAAATTCATTCTGAGGTTTTTTATTATTACCAAATATGATTTTGGTTGTTAATGTGTTTGTCGTATCATTAACAGTCATATCTGCTAAATCGGCTAGAATCTGTCTTGCCGTCCAGTCTGCCGATAAATAATTAAAGGCCGCCTCAGTAGCGATAACATCATTATCACAATACTCAGCGACCTTTACCCACATTTCCTTAGGGACCGGTTTATCCCATGGCAAACCTAATTCCTGATGGTGTATTCCCATCTCAATTTCAAGCTTCTTTAAACTTTTTTTATTTCCAGCTGATGCAAAATCATATACATCGGTATAACTTAAATTATATGCTGCACCAAAGAACGCATTTCTATCACCAGATATAATTCTCTGCGATAAATCGTATAATTGCTCATTTGTATACCCCATCATTCGTGCATATATCAAATGATTATCATACCTTCTACAATTGAATCCGACCAGTTTGAATCTGGTTAATTCTTCAATATCTGATGGACTAGGATTAATCATTCGTATAACTGATCGTCCTTCTCCCTGTATTTTCCAATTAACAAGAAACAAATTAGGGAATACTTCAATATCATAAAATATAAGTTCATCTGAATCTGCATCATTTGAACTGTCCATATCTTCTGATTTCCATTTAATCTGGTCAACCAGTTTTAAGCAATAATCCGAATGATTTGAACTCTGCGCCGCAAATCCAATTATTGCATTTTTCATATCAGACACATCATATTTAAGTCCGCTAGAATATGCGTCATCCAGAATCTTTACTATAAAATCCATACTAGGCTTTGTGCCTGGATGAATCTCTTTGAGCAAGTTACGCTTTATTAGCTCTCGTAAGCTTCGCTCAGATTTAATCACCTCTCCACTTACCATTTTCTTTTCCTCCTTTAAAGGTAAACCAGAACTGATGGTTGCAATTGGTAAGTTATTACATTTAGTCAGTTTCCTTCGCAATGAAGATTTTCCAGTAAATACCTTAATTTCTATTTCATCTGCAAATATTCGGCTAAGCTTAGTAACATCTCCAGTATAAATATAATGAAGATGTATCCCAGCGCCTCCTTTGCTGATTTCAGCGTATGTAGGAGGCCATTTACTAGCCTCTGCCAAATTCTTTTCAAATGATTTTTCTCCTTTCTCATCCTTGATATCAAAATCAATAACTATGTGATTTTCAGGAACCTTGACATAATGAAGTCTCGATTCGTCAATATCACTGAGTTTTGTTGTGACTTTATCCCATGGCATAGTTGGAGTCTCATTGTCTGTGGCATATTGAGCTGGACACCTACAGCATTCTTTGCTGAAAGTTGTGTTGCCTGTAGATTCTTCAATGACGAGCCATGATTCTGAATTGACATTCTCATTTTTACCCTCCGACTTTTTTTCAGATTCAAATATCTCTTTCTTAAACTTTCTATAGATATTTTTCATACGACCTTTACTGTCTGGTTCTTCTTCGTATTCCTTGAAATAATTCTTCAACTCTTCTTTAAATATTCTTTGTGAATATGGGTAAGGTACTTTTGCGTCATCGCAATATACCTTGTACATTTCCCAAGAAGCTTTCAAAGTTGTCTCATCATCCCTAGAAAATACAAAATATGAATCCATAACAAAGTTATAAAAGTCATTTGACGCTCCCATCATATCAATTGGGATATAGCTGTCGTAAGCATCTGGTTCTTCGTCATAAACATTTTTACAATGATAGGCTATAGCGCCCAACTCAAAACCAACCTGCTTAACAACCTGTTTATATTCTCTACTATTCAATTTATTCCCTGATGGAGTTACATCGATAAGTCTTCGAATAAGACCAGATTTGCCATCCGTAATCTTTACAGGTTTATTTGTACCCATAAATAAGAAAGCATTAAATCTATTAGAATATGTTGACTTGAACTTTTCATTCACAGTCATAAGCTCATGAGATACAAGACTATTTAACCTAGTGTTATCCTCAATATGAGATAAATCACCATCATGTTGGATAGCCACCAAAGGATTTGTCTTGAATGCCTCCAAAGCAAATACATTGCTAGATGAGCCTAATGCTTTAGCATCAAAGACCGAATAATATCCTTTAAATAATTCCTGTATAACGTTAAGAATTGTTGATTTACCTGTTCCAGCAGCACCATAGAATACCATAAATTTCTGAATCCATTTAGAGTCACCAGTGATTACTGCTCCTATAGCCCATTCAATCTTATGTCTTTCTTCTGGAGAATATAAAGTTGAAATGAGCTTATCCCATGCTGATGTGTCGCCTTTTTCCAAAGGATATTCCAATCGCTTACTTGCGTAATCCTTCTTAGTTGTCTTAGTGTTTGCAAATATGAGTGTTTCATCTAACGGATGAAAATTATCTCTCATCTGCTTTTGGCAATATTTATGCCAAGAATCTATCACGCCAGTTTCGCTGTCCCACATATGAAGAATATAAACACTTTCGCCCATGGAATGTTGCTTATACTCATCAGCAAATTTATCCAGTTCATGGTCTATCATTTGAATTACATCCTGTTCATCTGTAGACCACAAACCAGACTCTTCAATCCAGACTGCATAAAAATCTCCACCTCGTATCATGAGGTCTGTGCTTCTGTTATTAATAATGAATCGAGGATATATCTCTGTAACGCCCTGCTTTTTGCTGCGAGCAGATATTTTTAAAAAATCAAGCATTACATTTCAAGTCCTCCTTTCTAAGATATACCGTTAAGATACCAACACATCTGGTCCCATATCTCAACCATTGCTAAATCACATTTGCAATCCCTGATATAAAACAATCCACCTTTACCGTTTGGCGAGTATTCCCTATCAATGAATCTATCAATGACATCATTTACATATCGCTTGTCGAAGTTATTATTATACATACCACCAAGTTCCATGTTGTTTATCATTTCCCAAAACCACTGCGCAGTTCTATCCCCAACTTTTGGGTTGTCCATAATACTTACTTCACATCTGATTGCAAGTGCAATCATCATCTCCAATACAGTACAAGGTCCTGTTATATATGGTAAGAAATAATCCTCTTCAAATCCCATGAATGATGCGAATCTACGACGAAGCATAAGACCATCAGATGCACGATTAGTGTCATTACTCATCCTCCACCTAAATTCTGTTTTATGCAACGCATGTAATAATTCAGAATATGAAACATCCTTGGAAAATCTACCCTTGCAAACTTTATCGCTCAGCCATGCAAAGTATTCATCGTTTATTTCATCTATATTCATTAAACATTCCTCTCATCTGGATACAAATCATAATATTCTTCTGAATTTCGAAGAATTTCATAGTCAACTTTTTTACTATCATCTCTGACATATACGGTATCGTCTTCATACTCACCGAAATGTTCTAAAGATTCAAGACCAACCATCTCATCAATGTCATCAATCTTATTATCGTAGATATCTGTAAGAACACCATCTGCATAATAATTAAGAGTTGTTGGCTCGTATTCAGAGCAATCGTATTCATCTGGTGTGATCACATATGGTCCAGTGTTATTCATACTTTCATCTTCCTCCTTTTCTTCGCTCTTGTTATAAGCCACATACTCCTGTGTTTCTATTATATTTTTAGCGTTTTTTTTTACACCTTCGATGCCTTCTACGCTAGTCAGTTCACAGTTTTCAGAACTGCCTTCTTCAATAATATCTTCGTATGGACCCAAATCAAATTTATACTTTACAACTTCCCAGGTGACTACAGAACCTGCCGCGGCACCAAGAATAAATGAAAATATCATATCAATCTTATTCATAGTAAATTCTCCTTATTTTGAAAAATAATGATTTCCTTCACAAAACAGAGGCGTGCCATATTCACTGTAATGCCCTGCTGTGAAATATAAAACTTCGTCATTTGTTCGATTGAGTAACTCATCAATCACTAGCTGGTAAATATCTTCCTTAACGTAGCATCTGTTTATTCGTCCGTTATGCACCGAAGAAAACTGACCAGGCGCATATATAACCTCACTTAATGAATTATCAAAACGCTCGCAATCAATACGATTCAGAATAGTATCAATAACCAATCTTTGACCGTATTCACTTTCGCCTTCCGCTTCTGCCATAGTAACTAATGTTAACAATTCAATCTCGTCATCTGACATTACGAAGGTCTGCTCAATCACAGACTCTTCTATTTCTGCTATTTCAATGGTTTCATCTTCAATTAATTCATCAAAATATAAATCTTCTTCAGCAGTATCGTCGACTTTATACTGCATTGGAACAATAATTTCACTTGAAACACTTGCTTTGAATATTTCGTTCGTAACTGGCTTCTTCATATGAATAGGAATTAATGAAGATACACCAATTACAAACGCCATTCCGATAGCAGCTAGTTGGTTCTTAATTTGCATAATACTCCCTTCGTAAAAATACCCTTGGCTCGATTAGTAACCGAATAACCAAGGGTAATCAAACATATCTCGGTATACATTACCCGAGCCAATGCTATCTAATCCTGGGCTCATCAAGATACTTCAAGATGTTCCCATCACAATTATAATCAATTATAATGCTTCGCTCATATCCATTGACAAAATCTACCGCTCTAGGATTGTCTAAATCGAACAATCCAAAATCAATACAATTGTCTCCTATAGGATGCTCCTCATCGTAAACCCAACCAGCAACCTGACCAGCTGCTGTCAACGGGAATCCGAGTGCTTCATTAACGTCGTTTACAAATAAACGTCCTTTAGCCTTAAGCTTATCGTTTAGATATCTCTGCTGATTAATAAGAAACATTTTATTAGCGCCAGGTGTCTTACTCCAGTTAACATTAGACTCATCAAATATAACCGCAAAATCGCCAAGAGTGTTAGGGTCAAACACTTCTATAGTCTTCTTAACTTTCTTCTCTTTGCCAGTCTTCTCATCTATGACAGTTTCTTCAATTTCTTCCTGCTTTGTATTAAATCTAAGCTGTTTGTCAACATCTTCTCCAAAACGCTCAACAACTCTCTGTCTGTATTCCTTAAGCGTCTTGTTAGTTGAAGCATAAGCAGCTGCAAGTGCAATATTTCTCTTCCTGAGAATATTGTTAGATGTAAGAATTGCTGTGAGTGATAATCCACCTAATATAACTGATGGTGCATACAGCTTTACAATATCCATTACCATATGCGCTCTGATTATTACTTTATCCTTAGTGGCATCTTCTTCTGTATACTCTTCTGACCCCTCTGGTAACATATCAGGATTAGCTATAACCTCATCAGTCTTGATGATGTCGTCATTAGCCTTATCAATGATATCACTTAGCTTTGTTGTCGCTCTGCAAGCCATTACACCACTTGCACCTACACCAATCACACCAGCACATATAAGAATCTCAGGACTATATTTCTTTACCTGAAATCCTACCTTATTTAACATTCTTGAAGCCTTGTTAGCCATATTATTAAAATTAAACATTATTTATCTCCTTTCAAACCATCAATAATAGATGCAGTTATTTTTTTATTTTCTTCAAACTGCACATGAATTGCATTTTTAGCAGCCTGAATTTCTCCGCCCAATGCCGCATAACCGCAAATATCAATCCAATTATCATCCTTGTAAACCCCACTAGAATTCCTAGCAACTTTCATAAGAATCATCATATTAGCAACATCTTCAGATGATATCTCTGTGTTCAGATACGCACTCCACATATCTGCAATTGTCTGAAAACTATCTTCAGCATCACCATATGTTCCCTGACGCTCACCATTAATAATTGACTCTGCTTTGCTTAAAATTCCATTTCTATTTATTGGATTACTACTATTCTGAATCGTGTCATTTTCTTTAACGTATGCCATAATATAACCCCCTATAAAATCCACATAACCAGTTTATATGTAAGAGTCATAATAAGCACCATTACACATATTGCTATAACAGCTGCAAAAGCATTTCCTAAATAATATCCTAATGATTTCTTCATAGTTCCTCCTATCTTAAAGGCTTAGCCTTTGGTAATCTGAGCATGTAATCGCCTCTGATACAAACAACCTCTGCTGAACTTAAATTAGTCCATCCATAATCATTGTCCGTGTAATTGTGACTCATGCCTACTGCATCATATAAATCCCCGACACTTACTGAATCATAGGTATCAAGAATATCAAGTAGAGTGTCTAAAACTTCTTTAGCATCTGACCTACTGTCAAATATTAATTCTTTATAGTCATACGCATATCTTGATTCCCGTCTCCGCTCTCTGTCGTCACGGTCTCTATCAGAATAACTTCTATAAGAGACATACGTTGCTCCATTAGAATACCTGTCCCTGTCGTCACGGTCTCTACTTGATCTCCGTGTGTCACCATACAGAAGGATGTCAATACCATCTTTTACAATATCTGACATCAATTTCTTTACAGCTGGTATAAGCACACTTCCAAAAATATAAGACTGCATTCCACTAGCTTCTGGGGATATGATAGAATCTTTCATCTTCGCAATCTCAGATTTCTTCTTAGTTCTGACCCTACCACTGGTTACTTTGCTTACTTTTCTCTCTTCTGATAATTTGGCCTGCTGTTCGGCTTTATATCTGTGAGAGTTTGGTTTAATATCCATTTTTACTTCGCTCATTGAATATCTCCTTTAATATGTTTCTAGCAATCTGCCAGGAAGAGAAATATTTGTTCCTGCAATCCTGTTATTCTGCTTTTTAAATTGATAAGCTAAATTGTTTCTTGCTTTTGCCTCGGAAGGAGCGTATGTCTCTCCTTTCCAATTACTAGCAATACAAACATTAAACGACATAATTGGTCCGTTATAGACATATCTTGGCATATTAATATCTCCTTTCAGCCAAAAAAAAGGAAGACACTCTGTTAAGAGCATCTCCCTCTCGGTTTAATAAATATTCAATTTTCTTCTACAGCTTCATCATTGCTGTCATCGTTATCAAGAACCGTGTAATCGCCATCCACATAATCATTCATAGCTTCCAAATCACTATGTCCAGATTTCTTTCCCAGAGCGTAACATAATATCATTCCTAAACCTGCACCAACTCCAATTCCGAGTTTCTTGCCGTTTTTCTTAATAAAATTACGTACTTTCTGTCCTTTACTCTCTGAAACTGCTGTGATTTCAGTAGCTTCTTCTGATACCTGTGTATCTTCCATTTCAATTACTTTCTTTTCTTCGTTTGACATAATATAAATCCTCCTAGAATATAATTAATTGGATATGTATTTATCCATTAAAGGTGTTGTTTTTAACGCGTTTTCTCATACTTGTAATGTGGTAATACTGCATACTCAAGTACCCAGCATAATTCGCCATCATCTGTTGAACTTGGGACTTCAGTTACTGTAATTAAGCCGTCACTGTAAATATTCCAACCCATATAATCTGATACATCGGTATGTTTTAATCCAATCTCATCATACCATTCTGACAAAGAGATACATTCTTCCATACCACCTGTAAGTCTATAATTGAGTCTATTAATAGCGGCCTTGACATCTTCCAAATCCATTTCAAATGGACGACCAGATATCGGTTCAATACATAAAGGCTTTCCCTTACGTACAAAAGATGGCTCAGTAGAACTAATTTTTTCTACTTTCTTAGCATCTACTTTCTTCTGTACTTCTTTTTCTTTTTCTTCACCGATGGTCTCTATAACTTTCTCTTTATAGTCACTGAGTGTGTTAGCCGCCAACTGATATGCCGTAGCAAGAGCAGCGTTTCTTTTTACATGAACTGTGCTCGCTCCAACTATGCAACCTATGGATAATGCTCCTGAAATCATCACTGGAATATATGGTTTCCATGCAACCTTGACAACTTCTGTAGGTTTGAGTTCAACTGCTTCTTCTTTCTTAGCTTCATCTATTAACTTCAAAGCTTTTGGTGTTGCTTTGACAGCAAGAATAGTTGTCGTAATCATTCCTGCAATACCTACACCCACAGCAATTTCAGGACCATATTTTGACACCTGTTTTGCTATGGGTCTGAATATCTTTTCTAAATTAGTTCTCATTCTTTTTCTCCTCTAACTTCTTATCAAACATGCCGACATACCTGTCACCAAATATTTCTTTCTTATTATTCATAGCATTCTTCTCCGCATCAAAAGCAATAAACTGAATTTTATTAATTCTTAAATAATCCTTAACGATGTCCATTGCCTCATTAAATTCTTTCTGTGTTGGGTTTGTAATAATGTTGTTCATAGTAAATTCTCCTTTTTGATATTAAATATTTTAGTGTTACATAAAAAAAGAAAAGAGGCGCCGTTAGGCAACCTCTTCGTCCTTAGATTCGAGCTTATCAATCTTTTCGCTAAGCTCATCGATTTTCTTACTTCTCTTACTGTCTACAACTGCTGTGATAAATGTCATAATTCCCATAGCAGCTGGTATTATAAGAGTTTTAAAATCAAACTTATCTTTCATGATTAATCCTCCTTTCCATAATAGGCTAAGTATTTGACACGACAATCAATCATAATCGTCGAAATTAACCCTTGGTTCAAATGGCATGTCGATTATGTAGCATCTCCTGCCATCTGGAAGGTCCTTTGGAACGTGATTGAATTCAATCCAGAATTCGCCCTCATCAGTTGGAGCCCATCCCATTTCATCTAATTCCGGTCGTTCTTCTATTCCAATAAAATCATAAAACTCATTAAGCAAAGCTGCACCAGCCAGAGCAAAGTTCCTATTAAGATGATATTCAGCGTTCATGACCTGCTCAACAGTAGCTTCAAAATACCTATCAGATACCGGTTCATAAAATAATACAGGCTTACCAACGTTTTCGTCTAAATATAATGCACAAGATTTGCATCCGAGATATGAACTAGAAATATATCGGTTTTCTGCTTTCTCAGCTGCAAGTTCAGTGATTATCTTTTCATGAGCATCCTGTCCGTATAATTCAATAAGTTTTCTCTTATAATCTTTGAATCTCTGGTCTAATAATCCATACGCACTTACTAAACTTGCCTGGCTCCTTTTATTTAATATATTTGCGCCAAATATACATAAAATAGTCGCTGAGCCTGTCACTATGGCTGGCAAATATGCAGGTAACATAGCTGTTGCCTTTTCTGCAAATGTAAGTTCCTCTCCTTTCTCATCACTAGCTTCCTTAAGCAATCTTAAAGCTTTAGGTGTCTGTTTAGCTGTTGTTACAGCTGTTGCTACTACACCAGCTGCACCAATAAATGTTAGTACAGTAGCAGTTTTGCATTTCCATCGGTAATGTGACTTCATGCTATAAATCCTCCTTATTATAAAAAATAAAAAAGAGAATAGAATGGGACTCGAACCCATGGCCCGCAGAATAAATCTGCTGCTCTACCACCTGAGCTACCTATTCTCTCATTAGATAAATTGTTTTTTACGCGGATAAAAAGAAAGAGCCCAAGTCCTAAGACTCAAGCCCTTCTTTCATCAATCCTTAGTAACAAGTTTTTTGATTAGCCATACCAAAAAACCAATACATACTATAACGTCCCCAAATATAAGTATAGCTGCACTGCCTATTGCACTTACACTAAGCACTACAACCGTAGTTAGTATAAAAACGATAAGTATCAAAATAATTAATAGTATCATTTCAACCTCCTTATTACTTTCAGTCATTAAAGGGATTGTATATCGTGCGAAAAAGGAAAAGCCCTTGCGGGCTCAACCTTAAGCATTTGATGATGACCATTTCATATCATTCTTTGAAAATATTTCATTGATACCGTTAATTGTCCGTACTCTATCAGAAACCATGCTGTCACGACTATGAATTGTAACACCTATCTCAAATTTAAAATCTTCGATGGCATTAGCAGCCTTAATCATTTCATCAAATTTCTCCAAGAATTCGTCAATCTTCTGTGTTCTCTGTTCTTTTTCCATTTTGAAATCCTCCTTAATGTTTCATCACTTTCTCATAAAGGAACATGTTTCTTACACGAAAAAGAAAGAGCCCAAGTCCTAAGACTCAAGCCCTTTGCTTTACTTTCTACATATCTTTGATTTAATTTTTTCTTTTACTGTCCTATAAGTATCAACAACTGGTTCTCTTAACTCTGGAGTAACTGCAATAGCTACACCAACTGCAACTGTCGGTATTACTATCTGAGTCGTCCATTGTCTAATCTCCCTAGCTGCTTCAATAGTCTTCCAAGTCATATTAGTATCCTCCTTATATGTATCTCATTAAAGTACATGTAAATGACGCTAAATATCTCGTTTATCAAAGCACGTTTCCCAACGCTCTCTTGGAATCGGTTTCATTTTGAGTGCCCACATGAGCTGTCTTACAGTTATCGTTGGATATAATCCGTCCGTACACTTCCCGGCACGAGCATCAAATAGATTTTTAAAACCAATATCCAAATATATCGGGTCAGTAAGCCAAGGGTCTATAGCTGTCCACCATGTATGTTTCGTTTCAGGATTATACCGCTGCTGTATAACTGCTAACCCTTTATCGTCAATCTTATATAATGTACATTCGTTATATACTGGATGATTACAGATGTATCTTTTCCCATATAACGAATAATATATATCTGGTTTATCAAAATGATATCTCATCAGCTCACCACCTAAGTTAAAAGAAAGAGCCCTTGTTAGGACTCAGTCTCTGATTTTTTAATCACTTTTCGATTCTTACCAGAATGTATTCTGGATTATTCAAATAAGATTCAAGCTCATTAAACATCAAATAATCTAATCGCTTGGACCTAAACACGTAATTATCTGTACCACTCCTTGTTTTAGACTCCACTAAAGTTAAGAAGTATATTTTATTATACTTGTTTATATCCAGTGATTGTATTGTTTCTAAACTTTTATCTAATTGAATAATTGTCATAAAAATATCACTCTCCTTTCATAAAGGCATATGTTTTTCAAACGAAAAAAGAAGACACTAAGTTTCCTTAGCGCCTCCTAAAATGTAACTACTTCTTAAATTTAATCAAGTTCTTAACACTGTCTCGTCCAAATGTAGATGAGAATATTCGTCCGTCTCCATCAAATTTAAACGCTTTAAGAGCAGCCCAAATACTTACAACTCCTCCAGATATGCCACCTACAGCCCACATAGCCACTTTAGTAATACGATCTTTCTTAGCCTCATTAAGTTGCTGAGTCTTAAGCTCATTACCCTCTTCCCTGGCAAGAGCTTTCTCGTCAGCATCATAATCTGCTTTTTCAAGTTCTGTACGCCTATCGATGTACTTGTGGAGTAGGTTCGATAACTTTTCATACTCTTCGGTACCTGGCTCCATTTCATTCAATTTTGCTGAGATTCGTCCAATCTCATCTTCCAATACACTTCTTGTGTTCATTGAATTGACCTCCTTTATTTTATAGTCATTAAAGTAATTGTTAATTGTGCGAATCCTTGACCAGAATTATCCGTTTCTTATTAAGCAAATCTTGGTTAGGTACAATAGCAACATTTACTGAATATAAACCGGTGTCGCCATCTTCATCAGATACGGGTCTAATCTTGAAAATTCCGTACGCATCTCTATTACTGCATCTGATTTTATCCAATACAACAGACATAACTACACCAATTGCAGCTCCAAGAATAAATGCTAATATAACTGCCATTTCCATTTTGAACTCTCCTTTCTATTCAACTTTCATCAATGCGAATATAAGACATATTACTGTCACCTTCGTACTGAAAATAAAAAAAGAGAAAGCTTCTTTTATTCTTTCTCCCATTAAAGGGCATGTTTTTAATGCGAATTTACAATTTGTTAATATTCTGTTCATTTACTCACAGCCATATATCGTAGTATAATATAGACGAAAAATTTAAGGAGGTATTTCAATTATGAAAAAAGAAGAATATGAAATATTTATTGACGAAATGTCAAACTTAGGGGATGAATGGACTATTGAAGAGCTTGAGGGTACATCTTATTCAAAAATGTCCTTAGAAAGAGCTATCCGAGAAAGGAAGTCTTCTCTTGATAAAATGAATGGCATAATGGGAATGGTTGGTCTCTAATCTAGCTTAGAGGGTACATCAGTTTTATCTGGTGCGCCCTCTTTTTCTTTATATATTACTTTTCAGGATATGTATATGAAATTTCTATAATTCCATTATCTGGATTACGCGACATAGTTAATTCTGAGTCACCTTTTTTAGCCATAAAGAAAGAACTGTCAAATGTTAAATCCGTAGTAAATCCTGCTGATTTGCATTTATTACCATAAGTCTTAAACTGACTTGATGTTGTCTCATATATAAAAATGTCTGTCCAAGTTGAACTCTCATAATGAATGTTAATATTGTCCATTTCTGGATAAGGTAACTCAGTTAGAAACGAATCTGACTCCCATTCTTCTTTAGTGGCTGATGGTCCATCATATGTCTTCCATGAAGCACTCTCCTCAATGTTTTCGGTACTTTCAATATTACTATTATTTGCCTGAGCGCTATCAGATGACGTACCGCCACAACCTACAATACTTACAGCTGTTGCCGCAGTTAATAAACCTAGAATAACTTTTTTCATGTGTTTGTTCCTCCTTAAAATTATATAAATAGTATAACAATTGTCTGCTAGGTATTCAACCACAAATATAGATATAATTGTAACCTAGATTAAAGAGAAATAGTCCTGTGAACTTACCCTCTCTCAATATCCAGCAGCCAAAAGAATCGCCGATACAGTTCATAATATGTATCTTTACAACACGGTATATCAAACCTAGCTTTAAGAATATCGTATGAATATCCTTCAGTAACTCCCTGTAAAATATAGAAAGATAGTTCCAAATCAGTTAATCTTGCAACTCTTTCAATCATATCAATCCTATTAGAATAATAAGCCCTAGCCATTCCATAATCAGCCGTGCGATCACTAACTCCTGATGATTTAACGCCAAGTCCAACTTGATAAGAATCGTATCCGTCTAATATAGAATAAGCCTTCTTCCAATCATCGTATTGCAAACAAAAATGCTTAAGTTCGTAGTATCTATGCTTGTCTATGTAATATTTGTTTTTCTCTGATAATACTGGTCGTATCTTTGTTGCCATAATATCATCTCCTTGATTATTATTGCCGGCAAGTCTATTCTAGGTTAAACTTGAGAATCAGTAAAAACAACTTCAGTGGAATTCATTAAGCCATCTATGCATAGTTGCTTCGCATGGATAATCTTCATATTCTAATGTATCACTTGTAATGCTACCATCTAGCACTCCGTTTATTATCTCCGCAGAATATTGTTTATATGGATATAAATCATCTGGTAAGACCCTATGTATGTGTTTACATACTGGGCATTTGAATCGTTCTATTTTAACGATATTTGAATTTCTATTTTGTGTCCGTACACTTCTCGACACAAAGTCATAGTGTTTTAGGACAGCGCCGCATTCAAGACATGTATGAGTTCTCATAAATACTCCTTTTTGTTGAAGTATAATATAAGATGCCTATTGTATTATGTGGTAAATAATGGTAATTATTTTTACTCCAAAATTATCTACATAAAATAAAGAGCATCAGCTGTATGCCAATGCTCCTAAAATTATTTTTCTATTCTATTCATTTCATCTATCAATTCAGATAACTCTCTATGTGTATATACATGTTCTGTAATATCTTTTTCTTTATGACCGGATATAAGTTTTAATATATACTCATCCATATGCGCCCTTTTGGCTTTTGTTATAAAGGTATGTCTTGTGTAATGAGGTGTATACTCAATAGATAATTTTAATTGTTCCATAACCTTATTAAACCTAGTTAAGTATTGATCGTAGCTCAAACCAATACCTTTCTTTTTATTAATGTCATTAAATAAGAACTTGCTTCCTACGGACATTGCCTCATCATAGTATTTTTTTACAATATCCATTACCAAAGGATGTATTGGAACTATACGGTTCTTTCCTGAATCTGTTTTTATTCCACCTTGTATATATCCTTCAGCTATGTGTACATTTTCCATTTTGATTTTAACCAACTCACTGGGTCTCCAGCCGCTATAGCAAGCATAGATAATCATATCTGCAAATGGTACAAATTCAATACTTCGCCATAATATATCCATTTCATTCTCTGTAAATGGACTTTTATCTTTATGGTTCTGCTCTTTCTCTATAGCCACTTTCTTATCAAGTGAAAATTCTTTTGCAAAATTCCTATCGACGATTCTAGCCTCAACCGCGTATGAAAACATATGATTAAATAGATATTTCATACTTTCCTTCGTCGATGGCGATGCTGTTTTTAATTCACCTTTGTATTTACCTCTTGTTTCTATGATTGAGCCATTATTTATGCAATGCTTCATATCAATTATAGTGATATCGCGCATCTTCTTCTCATACAATGACGAACAATATTTATATGCAGATTTTGCTCTGTATCGATGAGACTCATGGTCTACAATCCAATCATCAAACCAAATAGAATACAACTCTGAAAATGTAATGTTTTTATTATCAATATCAAACGGGGTCTTCAAATATTCTGATAATGCGCTTGCAGCCTCCCCTTTTGTTTTATAATTAGAACCGAGTGTTTTTACAATCTGTTTGCTTCTTCCAGTCTCAGGATTTAGTTCCCAACCTATGGTTACTTTTGCTCTATAGCGTTTTCTACGGCTATCATAACTGATACTTCCTTCACCGTTACTGCGTCTTCCTGCCAT